TGTATATTAATATTATAGTCTTGTAGTCCGTTTTCGGACTGATTAAAGTCCGTTTCGCTTCTGTTCCATGTTTTACATTTTTCTGTAAATCTTAGATACTTTGTTTTCCCAAAAGAACTCAACTCAATAAATCCTCTGTCTGCAAGTTCTTTAATGTTTTTGTAAACTCTTTTAGGGATTGAAAAAAGCAACGGAAAATCATCTACCATTTTTGTTTCCGAATATTGATACCAAACAATGCCATCAACCGTAATTGTATTAGTCCACGTTGGCAATGTCATACACGCTGCAAGCGTTGTTGTTTGAACAATAGTCAGTCCATTTGCGACGGCGAATCTTTGGTCAATCAAAATATTGTAAGTCATAATTAAAAAAGAAAAGCCCCAATTAGAGCCGTTACACATCTAAAAGGGGCTTTGTAGCTAATTAGCAAATATCTTTCAATCGGTAACGGTCGATCGTTTTACGCCACAAATATAATACTTTTTTTTTATTCCAACAACTGTACGGGCTTAAATGCTTCTTTTACCGCAAACAAATTTCCCTCACTTTCGTTTGGAACAATCGTAACAACCGGATAACGGGAACGGTCGCCGGGCTTTTGAGAAACCACAAATTGTACATTCATATCAAAGATAATTCCTTTTACAAATCCCTTTTCTTGCAATATTGCGTCGAATGTATCACGGATATTGGGTATTGTTGACGCTGTCCCCTTTGTCGTAAACTGCCAAACTCCGCCAACGCCACGCACCAACGGAATAATGAAAGTTACGGTTAACGTTACAATCCATCCGTCGCCGCCGTTTAATACGGCACGGTTGGGGTGCTTTTCCGCAACCCCCGCCATCAAATTGGGATAATCCTTTGTACTATATTGACAATATTGTTTTCCGTTCCATACCCGTCGCCGTATGCTATGCGTCGCCCGTCGTCGTCCCGGTATTCGTACATTTCATTGCAAACCTTTTCCGGGGCGTCGTCCGGAAAAACAATCTGTATTGTTTGCGGTTTCTCGCCGTATGCTTTCGTAAACAATCCTGCATACTTTCCGGTTGGTATAAAATAATTAACGCTTTTTGGGTATTCTTTGCCGTTTGCCGCCTTTTCCTTGTACCCTACTTTGATAAACCCCACACGTGGCAAAACAACACGTTGTATGCCGGTGGTTGGTCTGTTTATGTTTATACGTCCTTTCATAATCAAATATCAATTTCAGTATTCAACAAATCTTTCTTTGTCACGGGTCCCGGCTTTTTAGGCTGTTTTTCTTCGATTTTAGCCACTTTTTCTTTTTTTGGTGTAATTGTACGTTTTGCGGTTTTCTTTTCCTTGACGGGCTTGTTTCCCGCCGTTTTTGCCGTTTTTCGTGTGGTTCTCTTTACGGTCTTGGTTTTCTTTTCCTCCGGTTCCGGTTGTGGTTCGGGTTCCGGGTCTTTCTTCAAATCCTCAACGGTAACGGCTTTTTCCGGTTCCGGCTTTTTCTTTTCCGCCGGGGCTTTGCTTTTAACAAGTTCCGCCAACGTCAGCGAAACAATATTGTTTGTCAAATCCGGTTCGTTATCCAATGATATTTCCCCGGAAACCGCCGTAAATGTATTATCCCGTTTTTCGTCCTCAATTGCTGCCAACTCCAAAAGATACGGGATTTTCTTTGCGTTCGGGCTGTCTGTTTGGTCTTTCAAATTGTACGTCGGTTTCTTTCGCCAATCTTTCGGGCTAAAATTGAAAACACGGTCAATCGGAATATCCGGGAAATTTTCGTTCCACATCATCGCATATAAATGCAACTGAATTTCCGATTCTTCGTAAAATCCTTTGCGCCCGCTTTTGAAATCCACAATTGCGTTTATGTATTCTTTTGAACCGGGCTTTGATAACATCGTACACGGTAAATCAATCATTCCGGCGTAATTATGAACGGGGTGTACCAACGCAATTTCCACGGCTAACGGTTTAACGTCATAATCCAAAACAAATTGCGCAAATGCTAATATATCCTTTTTGAAATCATCAGCGTAATAAATGAAATCGGCGGGCAATTTGTTGTTATCAATATAATCTTTCAATTTGGCTTTCAATCCGTCCAAATCATAAACCCGGTTAATTATAAGTTCCTCAAATTGGGCGTGCATAAATGTACCATACGCCGCCCGTTCTGCTTTGTATCGTTCCGCCTCGTCAATACCTTTGTCGGCAATCCATTTTATCAGAAACGGCGATTGTGGCATTGTTTGGGACAAAATTGTTGTAACTGACGGATAAAATTCCGGGGTTCCGTTGTCGTCAAACTTGTAATAATATCGGTGTCCTTTGCTGTTTAGCTGCCATACTTTATACGGCGGTTCAATCAACGCACCATCAAAAAACATTGCTGTCATTTCCTCAACCGTCATGCCCGGCACAATTTCAAAAGCCCCGGCGGGCTGTTCTATTTCGACGGCATCCAATCCGGGGACAATCTGTTGTTCATCGTTTATTTCCGGGAATTTATCGGCGGGCAATTGTCCCATTGCTTCCGCCAACTTCTTAACCGCATTTACTGCGTTACCCATTGTGTTTGCAATACTTTTTTCCGGGTTTTCCGGCTGTTTCTTTTTCGCTCTCATGTTATTTGCTCTTTAATTCGTTAAACAATACATAAACCATTAATCCACACATTGCAGAAAACAAAAAATGGATATAATTCCAAAATCCGGCAATAAAACATATTACTCCGAAAATGCTAAATATCATTGCAAAAACCTTTGCTTGCCACGTATCGGAAAAGAAAACATCAACCATCTTTTCCATTTTTTCGATAAACTTCTTTTTCATGGTTTTAATCCTCCATTCCAAACAGATAATCGGCGGAACAACCGCACATTTCGCAAATTATTACTACCCATTCCGGAACAATCCTTTTGGTTGTCCCGTTGCAAAGATTTGTCATATTTACCTGCTGTGCGCTTTCGCTTGCGCCCTCAAATAAACGGGCTGCAATATCCTTTTTCAATACCTTTTTTCCGTTCGCCTCGGAACGGGCGATTGCTTCATTTACTTTTAATTTCATATTGTTTATTTTTATGGTTATTATTCTACGTGTCCGCAATGTTTGCAGGTTTTTTCCTCAAATATCGGTTCGTATTCATACGGGGTTAAATACCCATCGCCGCCGCAACATTTATAATCGGCGTCGGTAACTTCCATTTCTCCGCCACATACCGGGCAATCTCCTTTTCCGACCAATACCAAATTCAGAAATGCGTCCAAATGTTCGGAACGTACAACCGAAATACCGGTTGCTTTGATAATGCCGACAACATCAGAAACCGGAACGTCACGTTCGATACTATCAAACAAAGTGCATCCCCAAAATTCCGGGTCGTCTTGTATCATTTCCTTTTGGATTAATTGGTTTACAATGATTGTTTCAACTTCTGTTGCTTTCTTTCCGGCTGCTTTCGCCAAAATGTTCAATTCTTTGTCTTTTCTGATATTCATATTATTTCGCACTATCCCCGTGCGTGGGCTTAACTTCAATGCAAAGGTACAAATATTTTTTTAATTACCAAAGATAAATACTTTTATTTCAAATTTATTTTTGCGGGTTGTTTTGCAATTTACGGTAAACAATATATTTTTGTTGCACCGCATCAACCAAATATCGCTCTCGGTTACTGCGTAAAATTCCCCCGGTGCATATTGATTTATGACGCCGGGGGTCTTTTTATTTCTTACTATGATAATATAACCATTTGTAAATTCCGCCGTAATATCCGGTTTCCAATACTGCTTTACTTATGGTCTTTGCGTCGTACTCGCCAAATGTTACGTACTCATATATTGACGGGTTTTCATGCAACGCAAATTCAAATGTTATGTCAATATATGCGTCGCCGACCTTGTTAAACGCATGGTCAATCGGTATTGGGACGTTTGTTTTTCCCTCACAATAAAGAATCCGTTCCGGGAACGCCTCGCAAAGTAAATGGGAATTTCGATAACATTGTTTAGGCCGCGGCTTAATTACATGCTGTATATATTCCAATTCGTAATCCTCCAATACATCAGCCGCCGGAACAATTTTAACGGGCTTTGCAGCATTAAACAAGTCTACAAAATACGCTTTTTGTCTTTCGTGCAAAAGTAGTTCCAACATCATTTCATTTTTTTTTATTATTACACTTTCCATACAATTTATTATTCCGTCCATTCTTCAATATACATTTCATACGCTTCTTGGCAACAACGCCCCTCACAACTTATATATCCATTTGGGACGCCGTGGGTTCCTTTTTCGTCATCATCCAAAGGGCAATATAAACACAAATCGTCGCTTAAATCATCAACGTTGTTTATTGTTTTCATATCATTTGTTTTTTTGCCGGGGAAATCCCCGGCGTTGATTATGCAATACGAATTAAATTAGCTTTTTTGAAACATCTGTATTCCTGCTTTTCTGTATCGAAATACGTTTGTACCGTGTCGGCGGGTTTCCGGGTTCCGGTTGTTGCCGGGATTGTTTCCGGGTTTGTGGTTCCGTATGCCTCACGCAATGAACCGTCTATTTTCTGAAAATAGGATTTTACAATTCGTTTTTTCATTTCGGCTTTTAGCTTCATGTTTAACCATGCACATTTTAAAGCCTCTGAAAGTTTGTAACCATTGCGTTTTACGAACTGCCACGCCAATTTGAAAATCTCGCTTAACTTGTTTCTTTTTTCTGAACTCATACGAATTTGTATTTGGTTCCGGGAACCCGCCCGGTCGGTTATTATTTGCTATAAAATACTACTTTAATACCACGTCTTGGTTTGCACTCCATTTTGTCACCTTTACCGTTAAATGCTCGACGTATCATTTTGTTTGCCATTTCAATACCTACTAATTTAATCAGTTCGGAAACGCCAACTAACGTATTAATCTTTTTGCCGTCAACAATTCCGTTTACCTTAATACGAAAGTTCATTGTTGATTTCCTTTGTTGTTCTTTCTAAACCGTTGAATATTGAAACTGACATAATTTTAAATTTTAATGTTCGGGGAAAACGCCCCGTCGTTGTTGTTTGACAATGCAAATATACAACCTTTTTTTAATTACCAAAAGAATTTATTTTTATTCTATCGGAAGATGGCAAAAAAATTCTGTTTTTGGTTCAAAAGATAGTTATTTTGGTCGAATTTTCGATTTAAGCCACTTTTTCGGGCGAAATGTGTAATTTATCCATCCGGGAAAGAAAAGCCCGCTACGGGGCTAAAAATGGGCAAAACTAAAAAAGCCGGGGAAAACCCGGCTAATCCTTAAAAACAATCTTATAAATGGAATGAAAAAGTATTTGATACAAAAATACTCATTTTTCAATCTCTATATATTCAACCCCCATTATTTTTGTATGCGGGTTCCTGCTGATAACATCAATTTCCCGGTTCTTTATTTTCTTGGTTTTCCATAAAAAACCTAACCAACGTTTGTATTGCACCGTTTCGACAATCAACAGACTATCCCGGTTTATATGCGTCCCGGTAAATTGTCCGTCCGGCGTGGCGCATCCGTGCAACTCAAAATACGGTTCGACAATATCGACGCATCGTAAAACGGTCGTAACCGTATCGCCGAGCAAATATACAACACTATCCCGGACGGTTGCCCGCAATTCGTTGATTGTTTCCATTTGGGTTGTTGTAACCCGTTCCAACTCCCGGTTCTTTGTCTGCAACGTCTTTATCAACTCCGCATCGCTCGCCCGGTATTTTTCAAACTCTGACAATTTCAGTTCCAAAACCCCAACTTTTGCGGCGTTCAAACTATCTTTTGTTTGGTACCGGGAAACTTCCTGCAATAACGTTTCCGTGTTGGTTCTGTATTTGTCCCTTTCCCCGGTCAACGTATTAATCCGGGAACGTTGCACCCATATAGTGACAACGGCGGAAACCGCCAAAGCAATTGCCGCTATTATTAAATATTTTTTCATAAGATACGTTTTATCGCTTCATAATGAATTTTTGCAATACGTTCACGCCCGGCGTCTGACAACATAAAACGGCAATCTTTTTCGGTATCCATGAAAAAGTTTTCAGATAATACCGCCGGGCAAACCGTATGTTTCAGAATGTAAAATTGGTTTTCTTTGTCCGGGTCGCCGTCGGTATGGTCAAAGCGCATTTTCCAACCATCCGGGGCAAACTCTTTTTCCGCCTCATTACAAAGTACGGTTGCGATTGCATCCGCTTTCGTTTGTCCTACGCTGGTATAACATTCCCACCCGGTGCCGCCTCCGGCGTTCCCGTGAACGCTAAACAAAACGGCGTTGTTGCCGCAATCCGCATGGATAACGTTTGCACGGCGGCAACGCTCCGGCAATGATACGTCGTTGTCCTCCGGTACCAAAATTTCAAACTTTATTCCCTCCGCTTTCAACATCGCCGCAATACGGCGTACAATATCACGGTTAAACTCCCATTCTAACAATTGGGAACCGTCCCCCCAAATGGGGGAACGTTTTCCGGCACAATCCACGCCGTGTCCGTTGTCTAAAATAACAATAGGTTTCATTTTCTTACCTCCTTTTCTTTATCGTTAATAATATCGTCATCGGTTTCCTTTTGCAAACGCTCGATTATTGGTTGCCAATAAGACGGCAACGCCCGTGTAAATTCCAACCGGATAACATGGTATATTATCCGTAAGGCTATTTTCTTCGGGTATGCCTTAATTAAGTTGCGAAACGCATTTTGCAAATATACATACATGAACACGTATGTAAGCGACTTAATAACAATCATTGCCGCCCCGTCGTCGCCACATTGCAACATAACGGAATAAATGACGTGTATAATAACGACGTACAAAAGCAATTCCGCCAATGCGTTCTTAAACTTATGGAACGAAAAGCGTTTGCAATTCCTTATCGCCACGCCGTCCGCCCTCATTCCCGCCCAAATGTTGAACGCAAACATAATAACTAACGCATACATAAACCCCGCCGTCGGGATAAGATATGCAAATAACGGGCTTGCGGTCGTGGCGAATATCATACGCCATTGTT